GCTTGCCGCAGAAGTTGCCGCTAAAGAGCCTGGCGACGTAGACCTTTCCAGTATACTATTCGTTGATGGCCCTCCAGGCACAGGGAAGACACATTATGCTGTTAATGAGCTGTGTAATGGACGCACTATCGTGCTCGTTCCCACCCGAGCTTTGGCTGCCGAGTGGACTGGCCTTAGAGTCCCCGGCGTTACCGTAATGACCTATCTTGCAGGGCTCGCTGCCTTAAGATCCGGCGCCGTTTGGGACAGTGTCGTTATTGATGAGATCAGTTTGTTCTCGATCGGTTACGTTGGACCTGTCCGTCTACTACAACCCCACGCCCGTTTGGCTATTATCGGGGACCTAAAACAGATCGGCTTCATAGACTGGAGCCATACAATGATTGGAGCTGATGAGCACAAGATCTGTTATTATCGGAATAGATTCCAGCTTCACGAGTTAACCGTTAACTACCGTAATCCCCCCGGCACAGTTGAGGCTGTCAACGCTCTCTTTGGTTACAAGATGAGCGCGAATGTCAAGGAAGAAACGCCATGGGTTGAAGTTCCGGAGGAGAAGAGCGCTGTCGAGTTATTCTCACGTGCCACACTTATTTGTTTTGGCCAGAACGAGAAGCTTAGACTTACTAACGAATATCCGGGCCGCGAAGTGATGACCGCCCAGGAAGCCCAAGGCGCCACCCGCGATGACGTCATTCTTTTTGTTGACGATGCCTCGTTTCCTTTACGAGCTGCACAACACGAGCAAGGCCATCTAATAGTGGCTTTCACCCGCCATCGGAAACAGCTCGTTGTTATCAAAGCCGAACGTGAGACACTTCGTAAGCTGGCACTTGACTATCCAGCAGCCTACGCTGTGCTTGAAGCGACCCACGGGGAATCCCCGTATCTTACTATGCAACTGCCTCCTATCGACCCTAAGCCGTTGCTTTTGACGCATGACACCACTCCACTGGCCCCGGTTGTAGTCCCAATCAGCCCTGCAGAAGCTGACATGATCTTGGCTTCCAGATTTAAGAACGACGTGACCGATGAGAAACCGTTTCAAGTATTTACTGGTTCGGTCCCTCGTAGTCTCTTGCCAGTCCGAGTTGACACTAGGTGTCTTACGACCGATGACGTTAAAGCCAAGAATCCACTTACTGGGCACCGGCGCTGGTGTAATACACACCAGTGGGGCAAATGTACTAATGGCTCTCCATTTTCCACTCTGATGACCATCGCCGGCCGCTTCGGTCGGAAAGTTACTTTTGTTCCTAATGCTAAAGCAGTCGAAAATGAGGCTGTGAGTATGGTCAAGAAAACCCTGGACCAGTTCTTTAAACCTGAGATGGTCTTCAATGAGGACGATTTCCATCGCGCGTTAGAGGAGTGCGTTATCGTAGGTAAGGAAAAGGGGTCCATTGACAAGATCAAGCCGCTGGAGGAGTTCATCTCTATGATGCGCCTGAATGGTTTTGAGAAAGCGCAGCTCAAAGTTAAAGCCGGCACCGATCTGCCAGCTCATACCTTTAAAGCCGGTCAGAGTATTATTAACCTGGATCCCAACATGAACATGATCATGGGGCCCCTGGCACGCTTCCTCTCGAAAATGGTAATTGAAAACCTTAAGGACAATGTTAAACTTTATGACGGTTGTGAGCTAACCGAAGCCACCCAACATTTGGTTCCCGCGCTTAGAGCCGGTCATAACTTCGGCGGTACTGAC